TTCTGTTACTAATGACGATACTGCAAGTTTAGTTGTTGAATTTATAAAAGAATATACACCTATATCGTAGAGGTTTATATGGCTTATTCAGGCACCACTAATTTTAATCTTTCGATAGAAGAGATTATAGAAGAAGCTTTTGAAAGATGTGGTTTAGAGGTTAGAAGCGGTTACGATTTAAAAACTGCAAAAAGATCTTTAAATTTAATTTTTTCAGAATGGGCAAATCGTGGACTTAATCTTTGGACAGTTACTTATGGAACTCAAACTTTAACTCCAGGAACAAATCATTATACTGTAGATCAATCTGTAGTTGATATTATAGATGCAACCATAACAACTACAGCAGATGCCACTGCAAATTTAGAAGGTGATAGTAACACTACAGATGTAGCGATTACTAAAATATCTAGAGAAGAATATTTTAATCTTTCAAGAAAAGAAAGAACTGCAACTGGAGATGCTAGACCTACTCAATTTGTATTGATGCCTGGGACAGTCACCGTTGGAGGTGCTGCCACTAATGGTAGACCAGAAAACGATATGACTTTGTTTCTATATCCTAGTCCAGATAAAGCTTACATTTTTAAATATTTTTTTATAAAAAGAATAGAGGACGCTGGTGACTATACTAATTACGCTGATGTGCCTTTTTATTTTATGCCTTGTCTAACGGCAGGATTAGCATATTATATGAGTTTAAAAAGAGCACCAGCTTTGAGTGCTAATTTAAAAGCGTCATATGATGAAGAATTTGATAGAGCTGCAGGAAACGATAGAGAAAGAGTTTCTCATCGTATTAAACCGGCTCAATCATATATACCATAGGAGGTAAGATGGCTAACGTTTTATATAATAAACAAACTACTAATAGTAAAAGTGGTTCAACAAAAAAGATAGGATCTTATGGCAGAGGTCAAATAGATATACCTAACGCTGTTGAAGCTGGAGCTATTACAACAAAAGGTGTAGCACCTGCAAAAGGTAAAGCACAAGAAATATCAATTGATAGAAAACCTGTCAAAGGAACCAAATTAGGAATGGGTGCCGCTACGAAGGGTGGCAAATTCACATGGTACTAAAAAAATTAGCAAAGACCGCTGTTAAAAAAGCTGCTCGTGATCGAAAAATGTATGGTCGTAAAGCAACTGCTAGAGACAGATATTTAGAATCAAAAGGTGTAGAGGTTCCCAGAAAAATGTTATCAGCAATGAGATCAGGTAAAAGCAAAAAAACTGTAGACAAAGCTAGATCTGATTTTTTAAAAGCAAGAAAGATTAAACCAAAGAGGAAATCATGAGTGTAAAAGTAGCCGGTAATTTTTTAATTAATGCCTTAAAGTCAGGACAAAAAACAATTAATGTAAAAGAATTACCAAAGTCATTAAAAAAATATACTAAAGAAGTTGCTGGTCAAAGAGATGCTTTGGCAAAAGCAGTAAAAAATAAACCAAGAAGAACAAAAAAAATAATGTTAAAAAATCCAGAGGATTTTAATATTAGAAAACCAGGTGGTGGAGTATTAGGTCCAAGAAAAAATTATAAAAAAGGTGGGACTGCAAGGAGATAACTATGTTTAAAAAATTAGCGAAGGCAACAATAAAAAAAATAGGATCTGGAAATAAACAAAAATTTTCAGCAACAATGGCATCTTCTGGAAAAACAAAAGCAGGTAAAAGAATTACTCTCCCAAAAGATTTAGCTGGTAAAAAATTTACCGCTTCTACTAGAGAGGGTTTGAATAAAAAAATTTCAAAAGCCATGAAAGATTTAGATAGAAGAGCTTTTACAGCTGTAGATGGTAGCATAGCTTATAGAAGAAAAAAGACTTTAGGTGAAAAAGCAAGAGATACGATTACAAAACCAGAATATGCATATTTAACAGGAGTAGGTGCTGGTAGTGCTTTAGGATATCAATATGGCAAAACGCAAAAAAATAAAAAGAAACCAAGACCTAAAACAATAATGGCTTCTAGGAAAAAAAGAACAAGTAAAGGGTAATGGCATACGCACAAGGTAAATACGCAAAATTTATTTCTGATAGAAGTGGATTAGAGTTTCCTTATTCAGAAATGGTAACTGAGTGGAACGGATCAAAAGTTCACACCAGTGAGTATGAACCTAAAGCTGCTCAATTAATGCCACAAGAACATAGACCTGATCCCCAGGCCTTAGAGTTTGCTAGACCAGATAGAACAGAAAATTCTGTTGCAGTTTTATTACCTCTGAATCCTTTTAGATTTACAAGTGGTAGTACAACTGTAAATGTCTTTTCACCATCACATGGTAGATCCACGAGTGATGTAGTAAGATTTTATGATGTAGGTCAACCGTTATTAGGAACATCAATAGATGAAATAAAAAACACTAGTGGTTTGACCATAACTGTTGTAGATGAAAATACTTTTAGTATTCCTTTGACTACAGCGGCTAATACAACTGGCATAGGAGGAGGAACGGTTACAGCTGGTCCTGTTACATTAGTATCATGACAACATACACTGAATTAGTTTCTCAGATAAGAGATTACACAGAGGTAGATAGTTCTGTTCTTACAGATTCAATTGTTAATGATTTTATAGAACATGCTGAAAATAGAATTTTAAGAAATTTAGATTTACCTGTTTTTAGATCATATCAATTTGCACAATTGACTTCAGGTAATGAGTTTTTAAGTTTACCAGGAGGCACCGGAATAACTCCTGTTTTATTTTCTGCTATAAGAAGTTTAATGATTTATCCTGCCTCAGGATCAGGCTCCAGGACATTTTTAGAACAAAAAGATATTACTTTTATGAACGAGTATTGGCCAAATAGAGACAACACAGGAACACCTAAATACTATTCACAATGGGATGAAAATACTATATACATAGCACCAACACCAAGTGCTGCTTTTTATGTAGAGTTAGGATTTGTCAGATTACCAGAAAGACTTTCTTCAACCACAACATCAACTTGGTTGAGCGACAACGCACCTGCATTATTATTGTATGGTAGCCTTGCAGAAGCCTTTAAGTTTTTAAAGGGTCCAGCAGACATGCTGCAATTATACGAACAATCGTATCAACGTGCGTTACAAGAGGTAGCGTCACAACAACAAGGTCGAGGAAGAAGAGATGAATATATGCATGGAGTTTTAAGAATTCCACAACCATCTGCTTTACCTGGATTAGGATCAATTAAGACAACCCAAGGAGGGCAATAAAATGGCAGTAGGATCATCTGCGGTATGCACTAGCTTTAAACAAGAGGTTTTAGTGGCAACGCATAATTTTACAGCATCAAGTGGAGACACATTTAAAATTGCTTTGTATACCAATTCTGCAAGCATTGATGCCTCTACCACAGCTTATACAACTTCTAATGAATATTCTGGAACAGGTTATACAGCGGCTGGAAATACATTAACTAGCGTTACACCAACAACTTCTGGAACAACAGCTTTTTGTGATTTTGATGATACATCTTGGACCACAGCTACAATTACAGCTCGTGGTGCATTGATATACAATAGTTCAAAGTCGAACAAGGCAGTGGCAGTAATAAACTTTGGTGGAGATAAAACTTCTACATTAGGAACTTTTACTATTCAGTTTCCAACAGCTAACGCTTCAGACGCTATCATAAGATTAGCATAATCAAATGGCGTTTAAGTTAAACGATAGAGTAAGAGTAACTAGCACTACGACTGGCACAGGAGTATTTGCTCTTGGTAGCGCAGTTGATGGTTTTGAAACTTTTGCTACAGGAATAGGAGGCAGTAACACCACTTACTATTCTATTGTGTTAAGAAACTCTACTGAGTTTGAAGTAGGTTTTGGAACTTTAGATAGTGATGGAGATGCATTAACAAGAACTTACATTATATCCAGTTCTAATAGTGATGCGGCTGTTGATTTTTCTGCTGGAACAAAAGATGTATTTTGTACATTACCTTCAGCAAAAGTTGGGTTGCCTAACCCAGAAGAATATGGATCTTCATCAGCTCCAAAAGTAATAACTGTAACTGTTGCCTCTAAATCAGGTCTTCATCCTTATCAAGGTCAGGGATCTAGTAATGCTTATTATTTTGATGGGTTAGAATCACCAGCGTTGAGGCTGTCTGGGGTAGACTCATCTTATAAATATTATTATAGATTTGATCAATCAGACTCTTCTAACGGAGCTGGTGGTGGACATCCATTAAGATTTTATTTGGATGCTGCAAAAAGCACAGCTTATACAACAGGTGTAACAACAAATGGTTCTCCTGGTAGTGCAGGTGCCTATACACAAATAGCTGTTGATTCTGAAACACCAAATATTTTATATTATCAGTGTTCATCTCATGGTTACATGGGTAATCATATTACAACTATTGGTAATAAAATTAATTCAAATTTATCTACTTTAGGAGATATAACTGTTGGATCTAAATTAAAATTACCAACAAACACAGCCAACAAAATTTTGGTTGCAGACGGTTCAAGTTTTGAAGAAGTTGATATGTCAGGAGATGCTACAATAGCTTCCGGTGGTGCTCTGACTTTAGCGAACTCGGGAGTTTCAGCAGCTAGTTATACAACAGCTAATATAACAGTTGACGCAAAAGGTAGAATCACATCAGCATCTAGTGGATCAGCGGGTGCAAGTGCAGGATTTGTGATTGCAATGAGTGTGGCCTTATAGTAAAAAGGAGATAGGATGGCACAAGATTTTGAAAGACTCGTAGCATTTGATTCATCAGGAGATGTTAATATAGGGACCACAGCAAGAACAGTTTTAACATCAAATTCGGATGATGCGATAATAGGAATTAGATTATCAAATATTGTAACATCTACAATTAAAGTAGATGTATACATTACTAGTTCTGCTAGTGGTAGTTCAGCAGATTCATACATAGTTAAAAACGCACCGATTCCAAGTGGTGGTTCGTTAGAGTTAATTGATGGTGGCGCGAAAATTGTACTTTTATCGGGCGATGCCCTGAAAGTAAAATCAGATACAGATGCAAGTTTAAACGCCTGGGTATCTTTTATAGATAGCATAAGCACGTAGAGGTAGTATGGGATATTTAGGTAATCCGGTCACAAAAGATTTCACCTCCTCAACTTCAGTTCAAACACTGTCAGGAGATGGTTCTTCTGCATACGCACTATCAACAAGTGTATCTGTACCAGAGGATATTGCAGTTCTTCGTAATGGTGTGCGTCAAAAACCTACAACTGACTATACAGTAGCAGGCAGTCAAATAACTTTTACAACAGCTTTAGCGAGCACCGATACTTGTTTTGTTATATTTTTAAATAGTGTTGTTGGTACAAATACACCAGGCAACGATTCAATAACAGCACCTATGATGACATCATTTAATGGTGTATATGAAAACCTAGCAACAATAACAT